GCCAGAACATGCTTGACAGTAATGATGCTCTTACCTTGAACACGACCACTGCCTCGGCAAGTTCGTCTCTATTGTTAAGAGCTAATATGATATAGCAAAATATGGCAATTTCCATGATAAAGATACATAAGTATCCCCTTGGACTAATTCCATACTGGTGGAATGCAAAGCACTATGAGTAGTGTTTGCTGGCTGTACCATGTTGTAGTGGGTCCTCACCTCAACGGTGATTCGTCGTCACCCTGATAGGTAACGAACCCCAGTAATGGGGGCAGTTATATATGTATGAAAACATACACAACTAATCGGGGCGCACTTGAACATCGACTATTGGTCACAGGTATTCCTAGACACCTCGTTCCACAAATTGTGGACCTTTGGTGCCGCTGGGTATCCCATAACGGGCCCGAGTGGGCAGTTAAAAGATTCAAGTCTCTTAAAGTTGACTTGATACGGCAACAAGCAGGACTCGCGCCATTGACACAATACGTTCGAAAGAACAGTAAAGGTAAGTGGTTTGGAGCGCTTGGTGCATTGTTCCGATGGGCTGCAGTGAGCGAGAAGAAGTTCTCGTGTGCTCTGCAAGCACTGTGCATATACACATCAGTTACAGCTGAGACTGTGTCTAAGACACAGTTGAAGAAGTTCCATGATGCGGTCTCTTGCGAGGCCCCTACAGGGATGACTTATGAGGAGCTAACCGAGCTTTTCTGGGTCATCGACTCTGAAATCGGTCAACACTGTGTTGAACCTGTTGATAACCGTTTGGTTACCTACAGGGGAAGCTCAGAGAAGATAGCACCACTTCCCCATAACTTGGGGTACAGTCCTCAGGATCGAAAGGTCCTGGCAGACTTGACTTGGTTCCGCAATCCGCGGAATGTGGTGTTCGCCATGAAGCATGGTGCTTGTTACAAGCCCGTGTTAGATGGAATTGGTGGAATGACCAATTGGTCTTCCTCGATTGAAACGGACTCTACCAGCTTTGCTGGTGAAGTTCACTTCATCCAAGAACCGGGTTACAAGCTAAGAAGTGTCGCGTCACCCTATCGTATCCATCAGTTGGCTACGAAACCTCTGCAAGAGGCATTAGGGCGGATTGTTCGACAACTCCCGTGGGATTGTACGTTTAACCAGGATAAGGCTATTGAGCCCATCCAACGTAGACTACAAGGTGGAGATACGGTCTACAGTGTAGACCTAAGCTCTGCAACCGATTATTTCCCTCTTGATATACAGGTGTATGTCTTGAAGGCAATATTTGGTTCGAGTTCCCCGGATGTGTCACTGTTCCATGATCTATCCCGTCTGACTTGGAAGTCAGAATTAGGTGATATCACCTGGAAGCGTGGACAGCCACTAGGGCTTAACCCCAGTTTCTTTGCGTTTACCTTAACGCATGGAGTAATTCTTCACTGGCTGGCTTGCTGCCAGCCCGAGAAGTTCTATATCGTAGGGGATGACGTAGTCATCCTTGATCCAGTTCTATATGAGAAGTACATTGGGTTCCTAAAGAGGATCTCATGTCCCTACTCTGTGGATAAGAGCATTGCATCCAACGAACTTGCTGAGTTTGCCGGAAAGGTGATAACACCAACCGGCAGGTACCCGCAGTTGAAGTGGCGCAAAATGTCGAATGATTCTTTCCTTGACTTGGCGAAGTTGCTAGGTCCGCGGTCGAAAGAACTGATGACGAACCGACAGAAGAGAGTCTTTGATGCTGTGAAGCATTATTTGCCTCCCTTAGGGCTCAATATGAGTAAACCGGGCTCGGACTTCGCGACCGCCTTTTTGGCGACCGAGGAAGTTCTTAGTTCGATTCAGCACAGCGCTGTGAGGTCATTAGTGGATCTCATTAGGCCATCCTGGCGCAATGCCATGGACGACCCTGGTGGGCACATCTTAGATGTGACTACTGACGCCTTCGACGAGAAGGTGTATAAGGTGTTCAGACAGACCGTATTCAGCCATTGGTTATGGCTGGAACAGGTATCAGAACTCCCCCGGGCTCTCGGCTTGGAGCCGAGATTACCACAAGCGGCATGCCCCT